CATGTTCTTAACCGTTTGACCCGTACGGGTTCAACTAAGCCCTTCTTGACGAGTTCGGCGATCTCTGTTCGTGCTCCACTGGGTAGGGTGATACCATCCAGTGCAAAGAGCATAAGGGGATTCGAACTGCCTGGGGTGGTGAAGCCCCTCGTCAATATAGTTGCGCGGTTTATGGACAAAATCGTTGCCAGACGCGTCCTGCGGCATCTCCTATTTGGTTAGACCTAGCCGGAGATGTTAAGGGTGATCTCACTGTGTCTGCTCCAGCCAGGGGAAGTCCTCCGCAAGATCGCGGAGGAGCCCCGGCGTTGGGGAGACTTGACCGGACTGGGACCAGTCACGGTCGACACGGGTGAGACGACAGTCGTAATTGGGATTGATGTACACGATTTCCCACATACGATTGTCAGCCCAGTCCCGCAGAGAACTGAGCTTCATCGGTTGGAGAGGACTGGCGTCCGCCAGGGCCTGGACCTTCGATAGTCGCTTTGCGAAGCGTCGCTCAACCGAGCGCACGGACAGGATGTGTTCCCGATCCGTCATCGCGCCGGTTCTCCACCAGGGAGGAACCGGCTGTCCAGCCTTCTGTTGTTCGCGGAAGAAGGCGTTGGCACAAGACCAGAGGGTCGGATTCATAAGAAGGGTTTCCAGGAAGGTCACCCCATCCGTACCATCGTCCCGTGGCATAACCGAATGCAACAGATCCATCATCGCGTCCACGATGAAACTGAAGGCATCCGGCTGCGCCTGCCTAGCCCGACGAGTGGCGATCTTAGCCATTTCCCGCCGGGCCCAAGCCGCGAACTGGCGTCGCATCGCGCAGCAAGTACACTCCCCGGGAGTGGCATCACCTTCGGTGATCCAATCAGCCGGGTGGCTGCACGACGGCTCAAAGTCGTTAGGGTCAAAAGAGCGGAGGAACTCGCCGAGAGTATTCCCCTTCCCCCCTATATCGACCGCCATCTGGAGTCGAGGTGCAATAACGAACTTATCTTGGTCGAAGAAAGTTCGTTCAGAGACCCGCTCCACCTCCAACCCGCTAGTCGAGATGCGGGATATGGTCTCCTCCCAAGGGCTGTTACCAGCTCTGTTCTTCGGAGGGGTGACTAGTTTGACACGTGTCTTAGTGTCAAGACAGGCAACATAAGCGCAGCGCTTGAGTGCCTGCTCCGGATAGCGTTGTGTCGTCCGGAAACTAGGAAACCCGAGACCCCCCAGCGCCTGGGGGGCCTCCCATATCACGCCGGCCGGCGCCCGCTTAATCGCGGAGTCCCAGTACTCCACGAAGCGGTACATGTAACGAGCTCTCGTAGCGTCGTCGTAATCGAGCTGGCGACAAAGGGCTCGAGCATACGACCCCGTCTCAAAGAAGGGCGTCTTGGCTACGACGGACTTTCCCGCATCCGGTCCTTTGGCCTCCATTCCGTACAGGAGAGCCAGGTTCAGGAAGGGGAGGAAGTCCCAACTGGTTGCTCGCCTCTCGTGGGCGAGGACTGACCAGCCGTAGCGCTGCAGACGCTCGTCGACGGCCACTTCATCAAATGGCGCGTCAACCTTCTCATTCGACGTACGTGTCTCCTCGTCCACTCCGACCTCGACAGCAAGCTGGTCGAGGGGTCCTTCCACCTCGTGGAGGATCCGCATCTCGGAGTTGATAATGAGGAATTCACGCGATGTGTAGTTCTTGCCAAGCGAGGGGGCAAGACCGCACATGGTCACACACTCTTTCCAGCGCGGGTACTGAGTCTCGACATTGCAGACAAACGCTATATCATCTCCATTGGTATGGATGAAGAAGCGCTTGGCAAAATCCAAGACCGAGCCCGCGTCGGGAGTCCATCCTAGTGAGACACTCGTCGACGCCAGGTTGATGAGATTGAGGACGGGGAAGCTTACCGGCGAACCCATGAGCTGTCCCCATTGCTGGGGTACGCCCTTGGGATGCAGTAGGACATTCCCGTCCGCCCTGGCGAAGTCTGCTCGTGTCACTGCGTGACAGAGCCAGTGTCCAACTAGACACGCCTTCAGGATGTCGTGCCAATCCTGAGTCTCGAGCGCCCCCCCGTCTTCGATACGGATGAAGCGGCAAATCTCATCGGCGGCCGCCAGGCAAAGCTCCGGGTGGAGATTGTCGGTAGCCCCCTTGTAGTCGCCGCTCACGAAGACCAGGGACGGATCAAGTGACAGAAGGAGCGAGAGAATCTGTGGATCAAACTCTTCGCCCCAGGTCGGCTCATCAATCGGACTTGCAGTCCATTGGAAAGCCGCTTGGTCACTGATCGCCCCCCAGAGGAAGCGCTGCAACGCCTTAGCACACCAGTACACGGAAGCTGGTCCCATCGTGATCATACGAACCTTACAGGGTTCGCAAATGCCGTACGGTAGTACCGGAAGACCCGGAACAATCCCGTTGGCACCTTTGACCGCGCCTAGGTAGCTTTTAGCACTGGCGATGCTCGTCGCGATGAAATCATCGAGCCGCATCTGAACCGAGTCAGACGAGCGTACCTCGATGATGCCGTCCGGTGTTTCCATCATCTTCTGCAATGATGAACCCGGCATCTTATAGCTTGCCTCAGAGTCACGAGTACGGAAGTGGGACCATAGTTCCATTAGGCCACCTCCCTGAGTCGCGGCTCGCTCCACGCAGGCCGACATGGAGGGGAAAGTCGCGCTAGGCTTAAAGCGCTTTCCCTTGAATACCTCCCTCACGAGCTGCCGTATGCAGACCTTGACCGCTTCAAGAGTGTCGCCGTGCGGCGTCTCTCTGGCTAGCGAAGGCCGGCCCTGGCTAAGGGCCGTCTCGTGATCCTTGTAAGCTTTCTCGACAGCCCAAGGCTCGGCGGGAGGACAACCTCTCTTAACGAAGAGGACGTGCTGCGCACTCCTCAAACGTCGAACGCCGCTAGGGGACGGGCCGGCATGGGCCTTCCTCGGACTACAAACTGAACGAAGCACGTCTCGGATCTTCCCGGCGGGAAGAACCCGTTCAGCCGTGGGTAACAGAAAGTCAGCTCCCAGGAGGAGTTCGTCGCGCACAGCTGCGCGAAGAGCCTCCAGGGACGACTTATTTGTTTCGCTTTGCGCGAAACCCATGGCTGCGACATACGACGTAGTCTCCTTAATCCAAGGCAACAACTTGTCCTTCAAGTCGAGAAGGGCCAGGAACTCCACATTGGCGCGGAGATCCTGCCGGCTCTTAGGCAGCTTGTGGCAAAGTTGTATACCCATACCAGTCTCTACCGCCTCACGCAGCGCGAGGTAGACCTGGGCTCCACGGTGCAGGGAATGTGCCCAAATTGCTGAATCCGTTTCGGGATCGAGCTTCGGGGCCCTGACAGTCTCCACAAGGCGAGGAGACCAACCGTGGGTGTCATGGGCGGCGATTGACCAATCGTCACCCTTGGATTGTGCTTCTACCACCTGGATCCGGCCTGACACAGGGCCGCTTGCCAGATGGGCGTACGAACTGGGGTGGGTACCCTCGTACGCTAAGTCGATGATTGTCTGGATCTGGTTCTCCATGAATCACTGGTCTAGACTTCAG